TGGCACAATCTCAGTCACGCTCGACGACTTCGAGTTTCGCAACCAATTCGGGGACTTCTACGCCGACGAGCGCGAGGTAAAGGGCAGCATCGGCAAGCTGCTTCTGGCGTGGATAGGCGAGGCGGTCCCGCAGCTTGAGCTGTATCTCTACACCGGAACAGGCGATGATGCGGCGCTGACCGATATGACCATTCGGCGCTATGACGTGACCAACATCACGCCACCATCGGGAGGGGCATGGACGATCAGCGCGGTTGACCCGCTGGCAAGGGCAGAGCGCAAGAAAGCGCAGTTTCCCCCGGCTACCGACCTGCGCTTGCAGTCGGACATTGACGCGACAACGACCGCAATCAGCGTGAGCGGCCTTGAAAGCGACGTCTCGACCGCAATGGGCAACGACGGGTTTTTCTATGGCCGTCTTGGCAGCGAGATAATCCGCTATACGGGGTACACGGGCGCGGCGGGTATCTGGGCCTTGTCTGGCGTTACTCGCGCGGCGTTGAACACTCAGGCCAGCAACCACAGCGTAGATGACGGCTTGCAGCGATGCGGGCATTACGAAAGCGCCCTGTACTGGGAGATGGTCTATGACCTCTTGGTCAATCACACGACAATTCCCGCCGATCTTATCCCGCTGGCAGACTGGCAGGCAGAGGGCCGAAGCTGGCTATCCACCTTGCGCGGGACCGGGACTTTCACCGAGCCGCGTGCGGTGGCGGAAATATGCGCAGAGGCAATGCGCGACGGCATGTTTTCAATCTGGTGGGACGAGCGCGATCAGGAAATCCAGATGCTGGCTTTGCGACAGCCGGTCAAACCGCCTGTCACGCTGACGGAGCGGAACGCGATTGTTGCAAGCGCAATCAAGCGCACACCGGATGACCGACGCACCCGGGTTACGATCTATTACGACCGGCGCGACCCGACCGAAAGCCTGACCGAAAGCCGGAACTATCGCCAGCAGCGTATCAGGATCGACCTAGAGGCCGAGGGCGCGAATTACGCGGACGGCACGGTTCGGAACCTGATTTGGTACAGCCCGCTTTTGCGCACCGATCTAAACGCGATCTTGGCGCAGGCGTCATTCCTTCTTCGATACCGCGAGACGCCGGAATATCTGGAATTGTCACTTGCGCAGAAGGACAGCACGCTAGGCGTGGGCGACGTGATATTTGTGGAGAGCCACGACACGCTAGACACTCTGGGCAATCCGCTGCTGAAGCCGTGGCAAATCATCGAGTGGGAGGAAACCGAACCGGGCTTTGCCTATCGGATCCTGTGTCAGTCGTTTATCCTGTTCGAGCGACCCGCCTTTATCATGGCCGATGATGCGCCGACGTTTGGCGATGCGACGGATGAAGAAAAAGAGAACGCATGTTATTTGGCAGGGTCAGATGATCTTATGCCAGATGGCAGCGCACCATATGTAATCCAGTGAGGTAGGACATGGCAGATTATACGAACCAGAGCACAGACAGCCTTCTACCGGGCGAGCCGTGGACATCCGCAAAAGCTCTTGCGTGCTTTGAAAACCCGGTTGCGATTGCAGAGGGCGCGGCAGGCGCACCGAGAATTTCGACGGCGGCTTACGGGCCAAACAGCGTGAACGAAAACGCGATGAAGGTGGGACTTGAAACGCGGAGCGGGACGCTTGGCGGGCAGGGGACTGTCATAATCGAGATACCGGGCAACCTTGTGTTTTTCCCCCGCGTATCTGGCGGGACCGTTGGCGGAAACCCCATTGAAGGCGTTATGGCTGGCGGACATTTGAAGCTGCGCAACCCCGAAGATGGAACGGCCAGCTACACCGTCTCTTGGTATCGGATCATCCCGTGAGCTTCTTTTTCATTCGCGTTTGGGTGGACGGCTCCGACATCGTGTCTGTATCGACCGGGGAGGGGCCTATATCATCCACCGTGGCAAGCGACAGCACGACGTTCATTGACGCCGCAGCCGAAGGCGACTTCGTGGACGCGGGAACGCTCTTGCCGACGCTGACCTATGAGAACGGCCAGCTATCATCGTCGCTTGTCACCCTGTTACCCGCCAAGGACGTGTCGTCACCTTTTGCGCAGGCGGGAACCACGGCGCAACCCGTTTACAATTGGAGCGATGGCAACAAGTACCAGTGGTTTGGCAACCCGTGGGGCGCAAGCCCGCTTTCCCGGCAATCGGTCGAAACCATCGCTGGCGACGCGGCTACAACCGTAGTCACTGAGACGAGCCGATACCTTGCCACCGCCTTCATCCGCACCGACACCCCGCCTGACACACCAACGGGCGGATCATACAATTTCGCCAGCCAAGTCTTGACCCCGCCGCTTGGATGGTCTGCTGAGGTTCCCGCAGGGACGGAGCGTCTATGGCTATCAAACGCCAGCGCCAGCAGCGTTGACCCCGAAGGAACCGACACCAACCTGACATGGAGCACGCCAGTCGCTTTCGCGCAGGATCAAGAGGCCGCAGTTTCGGCTTTCCTGAGCAATGAGAGCCACACCGTCACAGCCGATGCAGACGGCAGCAATCCCAACCTGACGGGCGCTGTTACTTCAATGCGCGTGTTTCTCGGAATTGACGAGGATACACCGAACTGGACCTTTGCGCGTGTCAACTCGACAGGCATCAGCTCGACCATTTCGGGGAATACAGTCACCGTCACGGCGATGACGGTAAACGAGGGATACGTTGACATAACCGCCAGCAAGAGCGGGCAAGCTGACATCACAAAGCGGTTCACGTTGGCAAAGTCTCGCGCGGGCGCGGACGGAACACCCGCCAAGCTGCTGACCCTGACCGCAACCGGACAGGCCTTTACATTCGGATTTGACGGGACGCCTAACCCATCGTCGCAAACGATCACGTTTACCGCCAGCCTGCAAAGCACGGCGGACAGCGTGGCGACTTGGAGCACAAGCCCGACCGTGACCCTAACCGGCACGGGCAACACGCGGTCACTCAGCGTGGCAAACTTCGGGGCGAACACATCCGTAACCGTCACAGCTACGGCAGACAGCGGCGCGGTTCTGGACCGTATCACGGTTTACCGACTGCGAGACGGGCAATCCGGTTCACGCGGGCCGGGGCGCTGGTACATCAACATCGCATCAACGGGCTACACCCTTCCCCTGTCCGAAAGCAACGCGCGGCTGGCGTGGAATGCGGTAGGCGGGACAAGCGATATTCCTATCAGGCCGTCAGTTTACGATCAGGTGATTTACTACTCTGGAAGCCAGAGCAGCCCAACGGCGCAACAGGCCTTTATCTGCACCTCGGTCACGTCAGACATTCTGCACACATGGAATGAGCAAGAAGAGCTGATCGACGGCGATCTGCTGGTAACGGGGACCGTCACGGCGACAAAGCTGGTAATTGGCGACACAAGCCTTACGGCAGACGCAAGCGGCGGATTGCTCGTTCGTGGCGGCAACATCACCGCGCTGCAAGACAACTTCTATAGCGCCAACACGCCCTTAAACGGAACAGGGTTTAGCACCCCGCCTGTGAAAGCCGATCTAAGCCTAGTCGGCGGAAACACGGTTTCCGTTCCGCCAGGATTTACCGCCGATCTGCAAATCGTCGTGACCTTTGAACACGGCTATTTCAACTTGCCGGGGTTCAACGACGATTGGGGCTTGTATATCGAGGGCGCATTCGCCGGGACAGCCGCGCCATTGCCAGTGCTTTACGAGCGGTACGACCCGACGATGACCCTTGAGACTGACTATGCCAGCGTCGTCGTAGTCAAGAAGAACCTGACCAACCCAAGCGCCACGGCCTACACCAATTACAACGTGTTTGTGTTCTGGGGCGGCGGTAGCGCAGACATTCGGCTATTGCGGTGCCTGACATCGGTCTTTGTGAGGTTCAAATGATCTGGGTGATTTACAAGCCGAGCGGCGAGATTGTCGGAGCAGCGGCAAGCGAAGATTGGGCGCACATGGCGGCGGGCGATGGCCTGTCCGTTGTGTCGCATCCTGAGCAAATCGACATCCGGGAATACACCGTCGCGGATGGCGCACTCGTGCGAAAGTCTGACGCTACAATCGCAGAGCAAGCGGAGGCGCGGCGATATGAGGCCGCAGATCGGCAAGCGCGGCTTGAGCGTGGGCGACGGTTAATGAAATCAGACTGGACGCAAGCGCCAGACGCGCCGGTTGATGCAACAGCATGGGCAGCATATCGCCAAGCCCTGCGGGACATTACCGATCAAGCGGGGTATCCTTTTGAAATCACATGGCCGGAGGCGCCGACATGAGCGAACAAACCCTACCCGCAATCGTGGCAGATGAGCCTGACCATCCCGCGATATGGGACCGCATCACCGACGTGAGGGCCTTGCGTGCCGAGATACGCCGATTGGAACGGGAACTGCACCGGGCCAAGCGTGTCCAAATAGACCCCGCGCAAAAATTGTGATAATACGTGACCACAACCCGCCCTTCTGGGCAACACATCGAAAGGACTGAAAATGTCGAAGGGCAATACTTTTGAGAACGACCTTCTGGGTCTGATTTTCAACGGAACCGCAATCGCCAACTTGGCGGATGACGCGGCAACATCGCCGCTCACCAACCTGTACGTCTCGCTACACACCGCCGATCCCGGCGAAGCGGGCGACCAGACAACCAGCGAGTGCGCCTATACCAGCTACGCGCGGGTTGCCGTGGCGCGGACCTCGGGCGGCTGGACGATCACGGGCAACAGCGTTTCGCCTGCGGCCAACATCGACTTTCCGGCAGCGACGGGCGGCACGGAAACCGCAACACACGTCGCCATCGGCACAGCTTCGACCGGGACAGGCAAAATCCTGTACTCGGGCGCAATCACGCCGAACATCTCGATTTCAACGGGCGTAACCCCGCGCATCGGCACCGGCTCCACGATCACTGAGGACTGATAAATGCTCGTCAACCGCGCTAAAATGACCACGGCCACCACCGGGACCGGGACAATCACGCTCGGCAGCGCGGTTGACGGCTACCAGACCTTTGCGGCGGCGGGCGTCACAGATGCCGCTGTCGTGTCCTATGCAATCGAGGACGGCACCGCTTGGGAAATCGGGACAGGCACCTACACCGCAAGCGGGACAACGCTGTCCCGCACCGTGACGGAGAGCAGCAACGCCGGGGCCGCGATCAACCTGACCGGCAATGCAGTCGTGTTTGTCACGGCCCGCGCCGAGGACTTGGCGACTGGTGGGGGCGCTCCGACGCTTGCAACATCCTCGGGCGCATCGCAGTCGGTGGACTTCTCGACCAGCAACAAAATCCACGTCGCCACGATTGACGAGGACGCTACGCTGACGTTCACTAACCCGGCGTCGGTGGCGAAGCTGGACTTGATTTTGGATGTGCTCGGCGCTGCCTACAACATTGGTGAAGCTAGCTATGCCAGCAAATCATTTAGCGTTAGCAGTTGGGATACCGCCGCTGAGTCCGTGGCCTTTAAAGCAGACGGAACGAAAATGTATTTTCTTGGACAAGCAACAGACACCGTTTACCAGTACAGCTTGTCTACAGCCGAGGATGTGAATACTGCCTCATACGACAGCGTATCGCTTAGCGTGTCTGGCCAGGAGACTTTTCCAAACACCCTTTCTTTTTCTTTGGATGGTACAAAAATGTATGTGTCCGGGAGTGCATCCGACAGCTTGCATCAATACGACCTGTCTACGGCTTGGGACTTGTCTACGGCAACATACGCAAGCAAGTCTTTATCTTTTGGGTCTCAGGACGGCGCACCTAGAGGGCACTATTTCAGCGAAAGCGGGCTAAAAGTTTACATGGTTGGAGGCGCATCTGCCGTTCATCAGTACACTCTGACTACTGCTTGGGATGTTTCAACCGGCTCATACGACGGCGTATCGTTTAGTTTGAGCGGGATAAGCAGCCCTTATGGGATACAATTTTCCGGCAACTTGACTAAGATGCTGATTTTGGCAGGAACATCCGTTTATCAGTACGACCTATCTACTGCGGGCGACGTTAGCACCGCGACCAACTCGGGCGTGTCTTTTTCCGTGGCTTCGCAAACCGCAGCTCCTTATGGGTTTGCATTTTCGGCAAACGGGCAAAAAATGTATGTAGTCGATGTTATCAATGACGTCGTGTTTCAGTACGACTCCGTTGGCGTTGCATCAATAACTCTTCCTGAAACACTCCAAAGCCCAACCGTACCGACCGTCGCGGGCGAGAAAACAGCCCTGACAATCGTCACATACGATGGCGGAACAACCTATCAGGCGATCAACGTGCAGGGGGGAATTGTCTAATGACCCGCATCATCAAAGACGGATTGCACTATCCGATTGAGGCGTTCCGCAGCTTTCACCCAGAGGTTCACGGAACGCCATCCCCGGCAGTCTTGGCGCGGTACGGCTGGCAAACCCTGCAATCCGATCCGGATCCCGAAACCGCGCCAGATCAGGTGGCGGAACGCGGGCCGGTTGAGTACCGCGACGGGGTGCCGTACTGGACTTGGACCGTCCGCGACAAGCTGCCCGAAGAATACCCTATCCAGACCGCCGAACAGGCCCGCAAAGAGGTCGTGCGCTGGATTGATGG